GGAAGTAGGGACAACGTGGCGGCTTACTCAGATGGTGGTCGCCACTGTTTCACCCCTAACTGTGGTTACCATGTATCAGGGACAGGAGCGCTTCAGGAGATGGATTCTGTGCAACCCGTATCTAACCTACGCATGAGTGGTGTTGTTGCTGAGATCAGCGACAGGAGGCTCTCACAGCGTACAGCACAGAAGTACCAAGTAACGGTTGACTACGCACCAGACGGCAAGATTGCTACCCACTACTACCCGTACTACGACAGAGACACGGGCGAACTGGTGGGGGCAAAGCAGAGGTTCGTAAGCAACAAACAGTTTGTGTGTTCAGGTAACATGACCAACGTGGGTTTGTTTGGTCAGAAGCAGTGCCGTGGGTCCGGTAAGTACATCACGATCACTGAGGGCGAGCTAGACGCTATGGCTGTCTACGAGATGTTCGGACAGAAGTACGACGTAGTGAGCCTACGGTCAGGCGCTAGTAGTGCCGCAAGAGAGATCAAGCAGAACCTAGAGTGGTTGGAGGGCTACGACAACGTTGTTCTGTGTTTTGACCAAGACAAAGCAGGAGACATAGCAGTAGATCAGGTTAAGCACCTGTTCAGTCCTAACAAGCTAAAGATATGCAAACTTCCTATGAAGGACGCTAGCGATATGCTGACGGCTAACAGGGTGCAGGAGTTTACACAGGCTTGGTGGGACGCAAAGGTGTACCGACCTGACGGAATCATAGCAGGGACGGACACATGGGACGCATTGGTAAACAAGAGACAGGTCCAGAGTATCCCGTACCCGTGGGAAGGACTCAATGAACTTACGAGAGGACACAGACCTTACGAATTGGTTACTATCACCAGCGGTAGTGGTATGGGAAAGTCCCAATTCATACGGGAACTGGAATACGATCTTCTCCAGCGAACAGACGCCAACATTGGTGTACTTGCGCTTGAAGAAGACGTTGCAACCACAGCGCTGGGAATCATGTCGGTGGCGGCATCTAGGAGGCTCCATCTGGAAGAGGAAACTCCTGTGGATCAGCTACGACCCTTTTGGGAATCGACAATGGGATCTGGACGTTACTACCTATTCGATCATTGGGGATCAACGTCAGCAGATGAGCTACTATCGAGAGTCAGGCACATGGCAAAAGCCTGTGACTGCCGATATATCATTCTCGACCACTTATCCATCGTGGTTTCTTCTCAGGAAAACGGGGATGAGCGCAAAGCTATTGATGAGATAATGACAAAGCTACGCACACTGGTGGCAGAGACAGGGATTACGTTGTTCCTAGTGTCTCACCTGAAGCGTACCTCTGGGACTGCACACGAGGACGGAGGCAGGATCAGTCTACAGGACTTACGTGGTAGCCAGAGTATTGCTCAACTCTCAGACATCGTGATCGGCATGGAGCGTAACCAGCAACACGAGGATGAGGACGTAAGGAACACTACGTGCGTCAGGATTCTCAAGAACCGCTACGCAGGAGAGACAGGACCAGCGTGTTGGCTACGGTACGACAAGTTTACCGGACGCATACACGAGTGTTCTAACCCTAACCCACCGGAGACAGAGTTTTGAACCTAGTCTTTTGTGACATTGAAACTGACGGTCTGGACGCCAGCACCATCTGGTGTGCCGTGTGCCGCAACAACGGAGTATCGGAGGTAATATGCAATGAACAAGACTTCAAAACGTATGTATCGGATCGTCCGGACGCAAGTTGGGTTTTCCACAATGGAATCGGTTTCGACTTACCTGTTCTGGGCCGCATTTGGGGCGTTAGTTTTGACCGGAGTAGGATCATTGATACACTTGTCCTCTCTAGGCTAGCAGACCCCAGCCGGTCTGGTGGTCACTCTCTGCGGAACTGGGGCAATATCTTAGGATTTCCCAAGGGAGACCACGAGGATTGGTCACAGCTTACACCAGCGATGATCGACTACTGCATCCGTGACACAGAGTTGACTGAGGCTGTGTACAAGCGGCTACAGGTGGAGCTAGTTGATTTCTCTCAGGACAGCGTTGACCTAGAGCATCAGGTACAGTGGGTCATACAGGATCAGGAACGCAACGGTTGGCTACTAGATCAGCGACTGTGCCACATCCTGTGTGCAAAGTTTAAGGAGAGAATGAATGTTATTGAAGAGGATCTACAGGCGATTTTCCCGCCGATTGTTGAGGAGCGATACTCAGAGAAAACTGGTAAACGACTTAAGGATAAGGTCACTGTATTCAACGTGGGTTCACGTCAACAAGTGGCAGACCGGCTTACAGCTAAGGGTGCGATATGGACGGAACTCACTGCGACAGGCAAACCAGTTGTTGACGAGAAGACGCTTAAAGAGAATCATCATGTTCCCGAAGCGGAACAAGTACTGGAATACCTCTTGCTCCAGAAAAGGTACGCACAAGTAAACTCTTGGCTAGAACACGTACAAGATGACGGGAGGGTACACGGACGTGTCACTACTAACGGTGCTGTAACTGGACGTATGACACACCAGAACCCAAACATGGCACAGGTTCCCTCAGTTAACTCTGTGTTTGGTAAGGAGTGCAGGGACTGCTGGATAGTACCAGAGGGACGTAAGCTAGTGGGTGTTGACGCTAGTGGACTAGAACTACGGATGCTCGCTCACTACATGGGCGACGAGGAGTTTACAGATGTCTTGCTTAGAGACGACATTCACACCAGAAATCAAATTGCTTCTGGACTTGCAACGAGACCTCAAGCAAAGACTTTCATCTATGCTTTCCTCTACGGGGCAGGAGACGCAAAGCTTGGAAGCATCGTCGGAGGAACGGCAAAGGATGGCAATGCGCTTAGGACACGCTTTCTACGAAATACACCTTCTCTTGAAACTCTACGAGAACGAGTTGGATCTGCTTCTAGGAAAGGATACCTCATCGGATTGGACGGACGAAAACTCTGGGTCAGATCAGAACATAGTGCATTAAACACGTTACTACAGGCCGCTGGCGCAATCATAATGAAGAGAGCCTTGGTTCTTTTAGATGACTACGCTACTCAGCACAAGATTGACTACAAGTTTATAGGGAACATCCATGACGAAATACAATCGGAGGTGGCTACAGAACAAGCAGAGAAGTTCGGCTGGCTCGCAGTTGAGTGCATCAAGGCGGCTGGCATATCGTTTGACCTCAGATGCCCCCTCGACGGAGAGTACAAAGTTGGATCAACGTGGTCGGAGACACACTGATGGAGCAGATGGACCTGTGCCTAGAGGATGACCACTATGACTTAGGTGACGGAATCAAGGAGTGTAGCAAATGTAAACAAAAACTCTCACTACAACACTTTTCTCGCCACTCAGGAGGTAACTATCTCAGGCCAGAGTGTAAAAAGTGTAACAACGAACTCAGCAAGGTCAGAGACAGGCTAAAGAAAAAACACGGTATGCCAGAAGAGGGGTACACCTGTCCGATATGCTTAGGAACAGAGGAAGATGTCAAAGGCAGAGGGAACACAAAAAACGGATCGTGGGTTTTAGACCACTGCCACGAAAAAGAAACCTTCAGAGGATGGTTATGCCACAAATGTAACAGGTCTTTAGGCGGGTTTGATGATGACATAAATATGTTGGAACGAGCCATCGAATACTTAGAGGATTCAAAATGAACAAACTGTACTCATTGGTAGACGACATTTACAAAGTAGTGTCTACCAAAGAAATACCAGAGGGTGTTGATCTGATAGATGAGATTGACCTCTTCGGAGAGAACTGCAAGCGGCTCATGTCAAACCTGTTCACAGAGAAGCGTGACGGACGCAAGCTACGTATGTCTAACATCGGGCGTGATGATCGTTATCTCTGGAACGTAGTGAACAACTCTGACGTAGAAGAGGAGATGACTCCTAACACCTACGTCAAGTTTATGTACGGGCATCTGATCGAAGAGATGCTTCTGTTTTTAACTAGACTATCAGGACACGAGGTTACCGATGAACAGAAACAGTGTGAGGTTCAGGGCATTACAGGCTCTATGGACTGCAAAATTGATGGTGTTGTCACTGATGTTAAGTCTGTCTCAACTTTTGGGTTTAAGAAATTCAAGGACGGAAGTCTGGCTTATGATGACCCGTTTGGATACGTTGCTCAAATTAAAGGGTATGCCCACTCGGAAGGAGAAACCAAGTTTGGTTGGCTAGCGATGGACAAACAGAACGGACATCTGACGTACCTCATGTACGACTCTGAGGACACACAGGCTCCCGTTTACGAAAAGATTAGCTACGACATAGAGGAGCACATTGAACGCATAAAAAAGCTAGTGGAGCAACCGGAGCCGCCAGAGGTGTGCCACGAAACCGTACCAGATGGCAAGAGTGGAAACAGAAAGCTCGCAGTCGGTTGTTCTTACTGTCCCTACAAGTTTACCTGTTGGCCCGAAGTAAGAACCTTTATCTACTCAAGTGGTCCAAGATATTTAACAGAGGTGTTTAATGAGCCGAAGGTCACGGAAATCCAAGCTGGGTAACTTTAGGTCGGAGTTTGAAAAAGATGTCGCAAAGCAGTTACAACCATTTGGCTTTAGCTACGAACCGTTCCAAGTCCCGTACAGGATCGAACGAAAGTACACACCAGACTTTGTGTACGAACTCAACGGACGGACGTATCTCATTGAGTGCAAAGGATACTTTCGAGCGGGAGATACGCAGAAGTACAGAGCGATCTCTAAGTGTCTCCCAGAGGCGCAAGAACTCATATTTGTACTGATGAAGCCTAGCCAAAAAGTGAGTAAAAGTACCAAACTTACTATGGCAGAATGGTGTGACAAGCACGAGATTTTATGGTATAATATAGATACACTTAAGGAGTTGGTTGATTATGTCTCTGACACTAGAAGAAATTAAGGAGAAGTTGTTGATGTTTTATGATCCTGACGATCTTCTGGAAGCACTACAGATTTCATCAGAAGAAATACTGGATAGATTTGAAGATAAGCTACTCAAGAAACTAGAACACTTTCACGAAGAACTAGAGGAAGAGTATGCAGAATGAGTGGACTACTTACTTAGACAAAAACGGTGAAGTTATGAGTTACGGATCAATAGACGATGCTAAACCAGAGGATTGGGATAGGATACGCAAGACAGCCACAGGCAAACTGTATCATCCTAGCGACAAACACAACCCTGTGACACAACCCGATCACTACAACAAGGGAGCGATAGAGGCCATTGAAGCAATCAAGGCGTCCATGCACCCGCAAGAGTACAAGGGTTACCTCAAGGGCAACTGCCTGAAGTACCTCTGGCGCTACGAGTACAAGAACGGAGTAGAGGATTTACGGAAAGCTAAGGTCTACTTGGAGTGGCTAATCAAGGAGGTAGGACCGTGAAAGTAGTAGAAGGTAAGTTTGGTAACAAAGATGAAGAGAAGAACGAGATCACTACCTCAGAGTTTCTGTCAGCGTTTGTAGTCAAAGCACTAAAACACGAGGAGGAGGGACGAAAGGTAAAGGTGGCTGTTGTGATGTACGAAGACGGTGAGATGTTTGAAGTAGCGTCCAACGAGCAGTATCCTGACGGGGTGTATATGCTTTTGCAAATGGCGGCACAGGCAATCATTAACGAAACACTAGGAGTAACAGAATAGATGGACGCATACCAACAGTACATACACAAGAGTCGCTACGCTAGGTACTTACCAGAGGAGAAGCGTAGGGAGACTTGGGAAGAAACAGTTAGTCGTTACGTAAATTACTGGGGCGACAAGCTACCAGAGACCTCACGTAAGGAAGTTTACGAGGCTATCCACAGCCTAGACGTAATGCCTTCTATGCGAGCCCTGATGACCGCAGGGGAAGCTCTGGACCGTGACAACGTAGCAGGGTTTAACTGTAGTTATTTACCTATAGATCATCCCAAAGCATTTGACGAAATGATGTACGTACTTATGTGCGGCACAGGTGTTGGGTTTAGTGTTGAACGACAATATGTACAGAAACTACCGGAGGTGGCAGAAGAGTTCCATGAAACAGATACAGTTATCAATGTTGCAGATTCGAAAATCGGATGGGCGAAATCGTTTAGGGAGTTGGTATCACTGCTGTATTCAGGTCAAATTCCCCGATGGGACGTTAGTAGAGTACGACCTGCAGGTTCCCCACTTAAAACTTTCGGAGGTCGTGCAAGTGGCCCTGAACCTCTCGTCGACTTGTTCCGATTCACGGTGGACTTGTTTCGGGAAGCTTCTGGACGAAAACTTAGCTCCGTTGAGTGTCACGATCTTTGCTGTAAGATTGCTCAAATCGTCGTCGTCGGAGGAGTCCGAAGGTCAGCCCTCATCAGTCTCAGTAACCTCACAGACGACAGACTCCGACGGTGCAAACACGGACAGTGGTGGGTAGATAATCCCCAACGTGGTCTGGCGAACAACTCTGCGTGTTACACAGAGAAGCCTGACTTTGAAGCCTTTTTGAACGAGTGGACTAGTCTATATGAATCAAGATCCGGCGAACGAGGTGTCTTTAGTAGAGTCGCAAGTCAAAAGCAAGCTTCAAGAAATGAACGAAGAGATGCTACCTTTGATTTCGGAACTAATCCGTGTAGCGAAATCATCCTCAGACCCTACCAATTC